CGAAGATCAGGGTAGTTACGATGAGCCTACACAGGCTGACAAAGACTTAACTGCCTTTGTTGTTGACCATTGTGATCGTTGGCGTGATTACAGAAATACCAACTTCCTTCCCGATTGGCTAGAGTACGAGCGCATCTTCCGTGGAGAATGGGCAGTAGAAGACAAAACCCGTGAATCAGAGCGTTCACGCATTGTCACACCTGCCACCCAACAAGCAGTAGAGACTCGCCATGCTGAGATTATGGAAGCAATCTTTGGTCAAGGCGACTTCTTTGACATTGAAGACGATATTCAAGATGTCAATGGCAACCCCATTGATGTGGAGATGATTAAGGCTCAACTCACAGAAGACTTCAAGAAAGACAAAATCCGCAAAGCAATCGATCAGATTGAATTGATGGCTGAGATTTATGGCACAGGAATAGGCGAAGTTGTGGTGATGACTGAGACAATATATGTCCCAGCAACCCAGCCAATCCCTAATATGCAAGGGCAAGCGGCTATTGGTGTGATGGAGAAAGAACGCATTGCGGTCAAGATTTCTCCTGTAAATCCAAAGAATTTCTTGTTTGACCCCAATGGCGTTTCTGTAAATGACTGTATGGGTGTGGCAATTGAGAAGTATGTCTCTATCCACAAGATTGTCCAAGGCATTGAGGCAGGTATTTATCGCAAAGTCAACATTACCACTTCTGGTGACGATTCTGACCTTGAGCCTACCCAAGAGGTAAGCCAATACCAAGATGAAAAAGTTTTGTTGTTGACCTACTACGGCTTAGTGCCAAGGGAATATCTAGAAAATCTAGAAGAGAACAAAGACATTGTTGACCTTTTCCCAAATAACTCTGAGGCAGAGGAATATGCTGACTTGGTAGAAGCCATTGTTGTCATTGCTAATGATGGTCAACTCCTAAAGGCTGAAGCCAATCCCTACATGATGAAGGATCGTCCCGTCTTGACCTATCAAGATGACACAGTTCCTAATCGTTTGTTAGGCAGAGGCACAGTAGAAAAAGCGTTCAATATGCAAAAGGCTATTGACGCACAGACTCGTAGCCACCTTGACTCCTTGGCACTTACCACTAGCCCCATGATTGCAATGGACGCTACTCGTTTGCCAAGAGGAATGAAGTTTGAGGTAAAGCCTGGCAAGGCAATCCTTACAAATGGCGCACCTTCAGAGATTCTCTATCCCTTCAAGTTCGGAGCAACTGACCCAAACAACTTGGCTACGGCTAAAGACTTTGAGCGTATGTTGTTGCAAGCAACGGGAACTCTTGATTCTCAGGGCATGATTAGCAATGTTGCTAGAGATGGTGGTCAAGGCGGTATGTCTATGGCTGTCGCTTCTATCATTAAAAAGTACAAACGCACTTTGGTAAACTTCCAAGAGGATTTCTTAATCCCGTTTATCCAAAAAGCGGCTTTCCGCTATATGCAGTTCGATCCAGAGCGTTACCCTTCTGTGGATATGAACTTCATACCTACGGCTACTCTGGGCATTATTGCCCGTGAGTACGAACAACAGCAGTTCATTGGCCTACTCCAAACGCTTGGCCCTAACACTCCTGTCTTGCCTGTCATCTTGAAGGGCATTTTGGCTAATTCAAGCCTATCTAACAGGATGGAATTGATTGCTATGTTGGAGAAGATGGCTCAACCTGACCCACAAGCCCAACAAATGCAAGAAATGCAACAACAATTGGCTCTGCAAGCGGCTCAAGCACAGATTGCTGTCAACACTACTCAAGCAGAACAGAATCGGGCAGAGGCAACTAAGTTGTCTGTTGAGGCTCAGTTGATGCCACAAGAAGTTCAAGCCAAGATGAGTGCATCTTTGACCAAGAATCTACCTAATGAGGCTGATGCCAACCAAAGAGAGTTCGATAAGCGAGTTAAGATTGCTGATTTGATGCTCAAGGAGGCTGACATCAAGAATAAATCCAAAATTGTTGAGTTACAGATGGCTGACAAGTTAAATGCTCAGTCAAAAGTAAAGCAAGACTTCCTTACCAAACTCACAGATGGTCTAAAGCAAAATGGCTAACATCAAAGAACTGATTGAAAGCATTGAATCGACTGATTCATCTTTTGATGACAAGTTAGAAGCCATCACTAAGATGGAAGAGACTCTTGTGGCTATGCGCCAGCAAGAAGAAGAAGCCATAAATGACAATGTTGAGTTGATTGTTGAAGCCATTAAGGTAATGGAGAACAAGGTCAGCGCACAACTAGAGGTTGCCAAGTCTATTGTTCCTGAAAAGGGTGACAAGGGAGACAAGGGTGAGCGTGGTTTAGATGGTCGCCAAGGCATAGATGGTAAAAATGGGTTAAATGGTAGGGATGGAAAAGACGGAATAGACGGCAAAGATGGTGTTTCTGTTAGGGATGCCAAGATTGACTTTGATGGCTCGTTGGTTATCACTTTGTCTACTGGTCAAGAGATCAATGTAGGTGAAGTAGTTGCTCCTGACTTAGCAGAAAAGATCAAAGTCATTAGCACCATGTCTACCAATGGGGCGGTGGCTATCCTAGACGAAGGCACAAGCATCACAAGTGGTGTTAAGAAAATCAATTTTGTTGGTGCGACTGTTACTGCTACAAATTCTGGGGACGATGTAACTGTCAATGTCAGCGCAGGAACAGGTACTGTAACAAGCGTTGGTTTGTCAGGTGGTACAACAGGATTGACTGTTACTGGTAGCCCAATTACTACAACTGGCACTATCACTTTGGCTGGTACTCTTGCGGTTGCTAGTGGTGGAACAGGTACAGCAACGCCTTCCTTGGTGGCAGGCACAAACATCACTAGTATCACAGGCACTTGGCCTAATCAAACAATTAACGCAAGTGGCGGTTCTGGCACAGTAACAAGTGTTGCCGCTTCTGCTGGAACAGGCATCAGTATTACTGGTAGTCCAATTACTACATCTGGTACGTTAAATATTACTAATACTGCACCAGATCAGACGGTAGTATTGACTGCAAGTACGGGCATTAGTACATCAGGAACCTATCCTAACTTCACAATCACCAATAGCGCACCTGACCAAACAGTTGCCTTAACTGCGGGAACAGGAATTAGCACAAGTGGCACGTATCCTAACTTTACAATTACCAACTCTGCACCAGATCAGACTGTTTCTTTAACAGGTGCGGGTACGACTAGTATTACGGGAACATATCCTAACTTTACGATTACTTCCAATGATTCGACAACTGGCACAGTAACAAGCGTTGCGGCACTTACATTAGGCACAACAGGGACTGATTTAGGTTCTACTGTGGCTAATGGAACTACAACTCCAGTAATCACTTTAAATGTACCTACCGCATCTGCAACTAATCGTGGCGCATTAAGTTCTGCTGATTGGACAACATTTAACAACAAAGGTAGCGGAACAGTTACAAGCGTTGGTGGCACAGGAACAGTAAACGGCATCACATTAACAGGCACAGTCACAACAAGTGGTAATTTGACCCTTGGTGGCACATTATCAAATGTTGACCTAGCAACACAAGTAACTGGTAATTTGCCTGTAACTAACCTTAATGGCGGTACATCAGCATCAGCATCTACTTTTTGGCGTGGTGATGGTTCGTGGGCGGCTCCTAGCGGTGGCTCTGGCACAGTAACAAGCGTTGCGGCAACTGTCCCATCATTCTTGTCTGTAACTGGTTCACCAATTACAACAAGTGGAACATTGGCAATTACATTGTCTGGTACTGCGTTGCCTGTTGTGAATGGTGGAACTGGAGTTACAACTTCTACTGGTAGTGGCAATGTTGTTCTTTCTACTAGCCCATCATTAACAACACCAGTTTTAGGTACACCTACTTCTGGCACGTTAAGTAATTGCACAGTTGATGGCACAGATGCCGTTGGGTTTAGAAATGTGCCTGTCAACTCACAGTCTGCCGCCTACACATTAGTGCTTGCAGATTCTGGAAAAACTATATTACATCCATCAAGTGATGCCAATGCTAGGACATTTACCATTCCATCAAATGCAAGCGTGGCTTATCCAATCGGCACAGTAGTTACATTTATCAATATGACTTCTCAGGTGGTAACTATCGCTATCACAACAGACACTATGAATTTGAGTCCTGCTGGCACAACTGGGTCAAGAAGTTTGGCGCAATATGGTTCTGCAACAGCATTGAAAATAACCTCAACCAACTGGCTTATTTCTGGGAGTGGTTTGACATGAGTGGTTCACAGCAAGCGGTGTACATGAATCATCGGTCTTTTGGTTCGCCAGCATCAGCCCCAGACTTAGCGATTGCTCATCAGACCTCTCCTTTTATATCGGTTTACCCTTGGTCTGCTGGTTTTGGAACCAAGTACGCTAATCCTGCTACATTGCCAGCAGGTACTGGTCAAGGCGTTGCCTTTAGCCCTAGTAAAGCAGACATAGCGGTTGCACACTCTACTTCCCCTTTTATATCTGTGTATCCTTGGAGTTCTGGTTTTGGAACCAAGTACGCTAATCCAGCCACCTTACCAGCAAGTACTGGTATAAGTGTTGTATTTAGTCCTAGTGGAGCAGATTTAGCAGTTGCTCATGCTACCTCTCCTTTTATATCTGTGTATCCGTGGAGTTCTGGTTTTGGTACTAAGTATGCTGACCCTTCCACCTTACCAACAGGTATTGGTAATGGTGTTGCATTTAGTCCTAGTGGGGCACATATAGCACTTGCACACTCTACTTCCCCTTTTATATCGGCTTATCCGTGGAGTTCTGGTTTTGGAGCCAAGTATGCTGACCCTTCCACTTTACCAACAGGTAATGTTAATGGTGTTGCATTTAGTCCTAGTGGATCAGATATAGCGGTTGCTTCCAGTTCTTCACCTTATATACTTGTGTATCCTTGGTCTTCTGGTTTTGGTACTAAGTACGCTAATCCAGCCACCTTGCCAGCAGGGCCTGGTTTAAAAGTGGCATTTAGTCCTAGTGGAGCAGATTTAGCGGTTTCTCACTTTACAACGCCTAATATTTCGGTTTACCCGTGGAGTTCTGGTTTTGGTACTAAGTACGCTAATCCAGCCACCGTACCAACAGGTAATGGTCGAAATGTAGCATTTAGTCCATCAGGCACAGACATAGCGGTTAGTCACAATGTATCTCCTTTTATATCTGTGTATCCTTGGTCTGCTGGTTTTGGTACTAAATACTCTAATCCAGCCACCTTACCAACAAATTCTGGTTTTGGTGTTGCATTTAGTCCCTGAAAGAAAAAATATGAACAAACAAGAAATTTTTAAAGACGCTCTTGTTGCAAGAGAACAAGAAATTATGGGTTATCAAATAAATATTGATAACTACACGTTGGCAATTGAACACATCAAAACCAGCGGTGATGAAGACTTAGCAGATTTTTGTCAAAAACTAGAGTCGCTATTAGTATCGGAAAAGTTAGAGCAAAAGAAAGCCAAGGTTATGCTTTTTGTTGTCCAACAGCAATTAGGAGAAGATTGATGTACGCACAGCAACTTAATGAAGTGTGGCGTGAGTTGGCTGGAAACATTCGTTTTGCGCCAAATATATTTCAATCTGCTGAGTCTTTGTCAGATGAACAACGACAAGAACTTAATGTTTATTTAATTGAAGATGCCCCACGATCAGAACTTACAAACACACAGAAGTATGGCGATCCCATTTTTACAATTAGCGGTGCAATAGTAGAAAGAGCGTACCCAGTTGTAGATAAGACAGACGAGGAAATACAAGCAGAGGCTTTAAGTAAGGCAGAGGAAGTGCGAACTGAACGCAATCAAAAACTAACAGAATCAGATTGGACTCAGTTAGCAGATGCTCCTGTGGACAAAGTGGCATGGGCTACTTATCGCCAAGCATTGCGTGGTATCCCCATTCAATCAGGGTTTCCTTATAGTGTAGTTTGGCCTGACGTTCCATAACTAAAACCAAAAAATGCCCAAGACTGTTGATGAACAACAAGCAGAAATCTTCATGGATTATGCTAAGAAAAGACTTAAAGACAACCTACAAAAGATTGAATCCATGACTCCTGAACTGCAAAAATACTATGAAGCCCGCTTTGATACTATGGCAACAGAGGGGTGGAAGGACTTAATGGAGGATATTGACACAATGATAAATTCGTTGAACAATATCAGTACAATCCCTGATGAAGCGTCTTTGCACTTCAAAAAGGGTGAATTGTCAATACTAACTTGGCTGAGAACCTTGAAAGAGGTCAGCGAAAGAGCGTATGAGGAATTGAATGAAAAGACTATTTGATTTTGCCTGTGAAAACGGGCATAAAACTGAAAGACTTGTTGATTATGAGACAACAGGTTTTAAGTGTGAGTGCGGAGCAACAGCCAACCGACTCATAAGCGCACCTAACTTCAAATTAGAAGGGTGGTCTGGTTCTTTCCCGTCAGAGCATGGGAAGTTCGAGAGAAAACACCTAGATAGATTGAAGTGGGAGCAAAGTAACAACTCACAACCATAAAAGTGGCGAGTTAAATGTCCTAGAACCGATATCGGCAGGAAAAGGAAGAAATATGTTGATTGAAAATGAAGATGAGTCGCCAAGTGAGTTAGATGTTGTTGAAGAACAACAAGAGAAGCAACTCCCTGAAGTAACACAATCTACTGAGTTTCCTGAGAAATACAGGGAAAAAACTCTAGAAGAAGTTATAAAAATGCACCAAGAGGCTGAGAAGTATATTGGTAAGCAAGCACAGGAAGTTGGTGAAGTTCGCAAATTAGCGGATGAACTCATAAAGCAGAACCTCAGTTCTAGCAAGCAACCTATTAAAGAGGAACAACCAGAAGTAGACTTCTTTGAGAATCCAAAAGAGGCAATTCGTCAGACTGTCGATAACCACCCCGATGTAGTAGCGGGTCGCCAAGCGGCTCACGACTTCAAAAGGATGCAAATTCAGCAAAAGTTAACGCAAGACCATCCTGATTTTGGGCAAATTGCACAAGATACGGAATTTCAGAATTGGGTGAAATCTTCACCTATTCGGTTAGGGTTATATGCAAAGGCTGATGGTGAGTTTGATTACGATAGTGCAAACGAATTACTTACTACTTATAAACAGTTACGTGGCATTAAGGCAAAACAGACTAGCGATGCGGGTGAAACCCAACGCAAGACTAACCTGAAGGCGGCATCTGTTGACATAGGTGGTAGTGGTGAATCAGGAAAGAGGGTTTATAGACGGGCTGACCTTATTCGGCTGAAAATGACCGATCCGAACAGATACGAAGCCTTGAGTGACGAGATCATGCAAGCCTACGCAGAAGGTCGGGTCAAGTAATTAACTTATCGATTTTTGGAGATTTATCATGCCTTTAGGTACAAATAATGTGACAGTAACGACAGCGGCAACGTTCATTCCTGAAATTTGGAGTGACGAAATTGTTGCGGCTTATAAAAAGAACCTCGTTTTAGCAAACTTGGTTATGAAGATGTCTTTCAAGGGCAAGAAGGGTGATGTAGTTCACGTTCCTGCCCCTACCCGTGGTTCAGCGTCTGCAAAGGCGGCTGGTTCACAAGTAACTTTGATTGCGGCAACGGAATCCGAAGTTCAGGTAGCCATTGACAAACACTATGAATATAGCCGTTTGATCGAAGACATCGTAGAAGCACAGGCTTTAAATAGTCTGCGTAACTTCTACACAGCAGACGCTGGTTACGCTTTGGCTAAACAAGTCGATACAGACTTAATTAACCTTGGACGTGAAACCAATAATGGTGCTGGTACAAACGCCTACGCAACTGGTGCGTTTATTGGTGGTGATGGTACATCTGCTTATGTTGCCGCAAGCAACAATGAGTCAGCCTTGACCGATGCCGCTATTCGCCGCACCATTCAGCGCTTGGATGACAACGATACTCCTATGGATGGTCGTTTCTTCATCATCCCACCCTCAAGCCGTAACACGCTGATGGGCTTGGCACGTTACACAGAACAAGCATTTGTTGGCGGTACTAACAATACCATCCGCACAGGTGAGATCGGTAACTTGTATGGCATCCCTGTGTTTGTCTCAAGCAATTGCGACACAGCATCAGGTTCTGCTGGCGCTCGTGTTTGTTTGATGGGACACAAAGATTCTTTGGTTCTGGTTGAGCAAATTGGTGTGCGTTCACAAGTCCAGTACAAGCAAGAGTACCTTGCTACGCTGTTCACATCTGATACGTTGTATGGCGTTCAGATTCTCCGTGATGCGGCAAGCACAGGTGCGGCTAAGTCTGCATCTATGTTCGCTCTCTTAGTTCCTGCCTAATTGCAGTTGCGCCCCTCGCCCTAGTGGTGGGGGGACTTTTTTAACCTAATTAGGAGAAATTATTATGGCAACAGCAAGTGCAGTTGTAACACGTAGAGGCAATGACAGTTTTCGGGGTTTATTCTCTGATACTTGGTCAGTTGTTTGTACTTTAAATGCTGGCTCATTAGTTGATGGTGCTGGTGAAACAGATGATGTAACAGTTCCAGGCGTTGCCTTGGGTGACATGGTTCTTTGCACATCTTTGGCTGTTGACTTAGTTGGATTGACTGTGACAGGTTATGTCTCAGCCGCCAATACAGTTAAGTTCCGCATCCAAAACGAGTCAGGCTCAACAGCAGACTTGGCATCAGCCACTATGGACATTGTTATTGTTCGTATGGTTTAAGGATTGGGGGGCTTGCTCCCCTTTCTTTTAAGGATAAATATGGCTTTGTTTCGTTGCAATAAATCTGGCAATACAGTCGAATTCAGATATGACTTTGATATTGTCGAAATGCGTAGGCATCCAGAATACACAGAGGTTGATACTTCTGCTGTTGTGGAGGTTGAGAAGGTTGATGGAACAAGGCAGACATTAACTTTGAAGAAACCTATGGGTAGACCCCGTAAGGAACAATTGTTATGAGTGATATTGATGCAAGAGATTTCGGCAGATTGGAAGCCCAAGTAGAGGTTTTGCATGAGCAAGTTTCCCAATTAAGCAATGATGTCAAGGCATTGCTTGAACTGGCAAACCAGTCTAAGGGTGGCTTTTGGATGGGTATGGTCATTGCCTCTGCCTTATCTGGCGTGGTAAGTTTCTTTGCCGCAAGGTGGTTGAAGTAAGTTAATTAACTAGGAGATTGCTATGCCGATGGTTGGAAAAAAGAAGTTTGCCTACTCTGAAAAAGGCGAAAAAGAAGCAAAAGAATATGGCAAGAAAAAGGGTCTTCCTGTGACCATTATGGTTGCTGTTGGCAAGCCAAAAGGTATGCCTATGCGTGGTCAGCGTACCGCAACTAACATGATGAAGAAATCAGGGAGAAGTAAATGAGTTCATTATCTGGGGCAAAAACCCTTTTAAGTGCAGTAACTGCAAGTGGTGCATCTCAGCCTGTACAAGCAGACGCAGGACAACCCGCATTTCTGCAAGTTACAGGGATAACCACCGCTACTGTTGCTTTGCAAGGTAGTTTGGATGGAACAACCTACGCAACGATTGGTACTGCTTTGACGGCTGATGGCATCATTACCATAGCCAATGCGCCAAAGTATTTGAGAGCCAACTGTACAGCCTACACATCTGGAACTATTACAGCAAAGGTCTTATATTAGTATGAAAAAGACTAAAGCCCAAGCCAAGATTAGCAAAGTCATGCGTGAGTACAAGGCGGGTGAGTTGCACTCAGGCAAAGGTGGTAAGGTTGTCAAGTCTCAGAAACAAGCGATTGCTATTGCTTTATCAGAGGCTGGAAAGGCGAAGAAGAAATGAAACAAGGACTTTATGCCAATATCAATGCCAAACAAGCAAGAATTAAGGCTGGCTCTGGTGAACGTATGCGGAAAGTTGGTAGCAAAGGTGCGCCAACTGCCAAAGCGTTTATTGAGTCTGCTAAAACTGCAAAGAAACCAAAAAAGGTAAAGTGATGAAAACTCCCGCTTGGCAACGCTCCGAAGGTAAAAATCCTAAAGGGGGGTTGAACTCCAAGGGAAGATCATCTTATAATGCGGAAACTGGTGGTAATCTTAAAGCACCAGTTAAATCAGGGGATAATCCCCGTAGAGCAAGTTTCTTGGCTCGTATGGCAGGTAATGATGGCCCTGAGTACAAGAATGGTGAACCGACAAGACTGCTTCTTTCGTTAAAAGCATGGGGTGCAAACTCCAAGACTGACGCAAAGGCAAAAGCCAAGTCTATTTCCGAACGAAATAAGGCAAAGGCAAAATGAGAGCATTATCAGTTGGTGTTAGTCCTACGGCGGCAGTAGACACAACAGTCTATACCTGTCCTACGGGCTATTACGCCAAATTTACTGTAATGTATATACACAATACAGGTGGCTCTACCAAACATATAACTGTTCAATGGTTTGACGCAAGTGCTAATAGCACTCTTGATATATTGACTTCTCTTGATTTCAGTACAAAAGAATATTTGCAGTTTGATGGCAATGCCTACATTGTGTTTGAAGAAGGCGACAAACTCAAAATAACTACTCAGTCTGGAAGCACCTTCAGTTTTATAGCCACATTTGAAGAAGAAGGGTTGACTAGAACATGACCTATTTAGAAATGATTAACGATGTGTTAGTTCGACTTAGAGAGCCTGAAGTCACTACTTACAACGAAACCACTTATTCAACCTTGATTGGCAAGTTTGTCAATGATGCCAAGCGTCAGGTTGAAGATGCGTTTAGTTGGAACGCCTTGGGTACAACTATCACAGTTACAACTACTGCCAGTACCTCTACCTATTCCCTCACAGGGGCTGGACAGAAGTTTCAGGTTATGGATGTACTCAATACAACTAGCCTGTTAGGGCTGACAAACATTACTTTTGTGGACATGAACCGCAAGTTGAACTTTGCGCCTGTTGCTACTGAAACACCCACAGAATATGCTTTTGATGGGGTAGATGGTTCTTACGACACACAAGTAAAACTCTATCCAATACCTAATGGCGTGTATACAATTAAGTTTATGTTGACTGTTCCACAGGCAATATTGGCATCTAATTCCACAGTAGTAAAAGTTCCAGATGTTTTAGTAGTGCAAAACGCCTATGCAAGAGCATTGTTGGAGCGTGGTGAAGATGGTGGTTTGTCTTCCTCAGATGCGTATAGTTTGTATCGGGCAATGTTGTCTGACTACATTGCTTTGGAGGGTACACGCTATCCAGAGAATCAGGAGTTTGTCTCAATATGAGCCAAGCAATCCAAGTCTCTAGCATAAGCGCACCAGGCTTTTACGGGTTAAACACCCAAGATTCTCCTTTGGACTTAAACCAAGGCTTTGCTTTAGTTGCTACAAATTGCATCATTGACCAATACGGGCGCATTGGCTCACGTAAAGGGTGGTCAAGGGTTAATGCCTCAAGCGGTAATCTAGGCGCAAACGATGTAAAAGTTATACATGAGTTAGTGCAACTTGATGGAACTTTGACTGTTCTATTTGCTGGTAACAATAAGTTATTCAAGTTAGATGGCTCAAACGCTGTTGTTGAACTGACCTATGGTGGTGGTGGTACTGCCCCTACCCTCACGGCAAGTAATTGGCAATGTGCATCTTTAAATGGCATTACCTACTTCTTCCAATCTGGCTTTGATCCATTGATCTATGTGTGTCTGAAAAGACGGGTTATGTAGGTACTGTTCCTTCTGCCAATATTGCTATTAGTGCTTTTGGTAGGTTGTGGGTGGCAAATACAGCCACAAACACAACAACCATTTCTTTCTCTGACTTGTTATCTGGTCATGTGTGGTCAACAGGAACGGCTGGTTCGTTAAATGTAGATAGGGTATGGGCTAACGGGTCAGATGAGATAACTGGTTTGGCGGCACACAATGGATTCCTAATCATATTTGGCAAGCGTCAGATTCTTGTCTATGCCAACGCAACTACTCCTTCCACAATGACGTTAACTGATACTGTGGGCGGTATTGGCTGTATAGCAAGGGACTCAATCCAATCTACTGGTAAAGACATCTTATTCTTGTCTAACTCTGGTGTTCGTTCTTTTGCTAGAACAATCATAGAAAAGTCTGTTCCTTTGGGTGACTTGTCTAAAAACGTTAGGAATGACTTAATAAGTGTTGTTTCAGGCGAAACATTGGCAAACATTAAGTCTGTTTACTCTGAAAAAGAAGCCTTTTACTTATTGACACTTCCATCTATTAAAGCAGTATTTTGTTTTGATACACGGACAAGTTTACAAGATGGTTCACTTAGAGTAACCACTTGGGACTCTATTGAGCCAACAGCCTTTTTGTCAAAACGAAATGGTGATTTGTTAATTGGTAAGAATGGCTACATTGGAAAATATGGTACTTATCAAGACCATACAAGTCTATATAGGTTTTTGTATTACACAAACCATGCAGATTTAGGCGACCAGAATGTTACCTCTATCTTAAAGCGTTTATCTACTGTTGTCATTGGTGGAACAAATCAAGATGTAATCTTTAAGTGGGGCTTTGACTTTAAGACCAATTACCAATCAGCAATATCTACAATTCCAGAACAAGATACATACTATTATGGAATTGCAGAATACGGTGCAAATGCTACTGTGATTGCATACTATTCTGATGGGGTTGCTTTGCAGACATTGACTGTTTCTGCAAGTGGTACGGGTAAAGTTGTTCAAACAGGTTATGAGTCAGATATCAATGGAACGGCTTTATCTATCCAAAAGATTGAGATTCAATCCAAACGTGGCAAAGTAAGTTAAGGAGAAGAAATTGAGTAATTACACAAAATCAACCAATTTTGCTACCAAAGACAATCTATCTAGTGGCAACCCACTCAAGATTGTTAAGGGTACTGAAATTGATACTGAGTTCAATGATATTGCTACGGCTATTGCTACCAAAGCAGACTTATTAAGCCCTACTTTTACTGGTACGCCTTTAGCACCTACTGCAACGGCAGGAACAAACACAACGCAACTTGCTACCACCGCTTTTGTTCAGGCGGCAATGACGGCATTGTTTCCAGTTGGAGCAATATACACGGCAGTTGTTTCAACAAATCCAGCAACATTGATTGGCTTTGGTACTTGGACAGCATTTGGCGCAGGTCGGGTCATGGTTGGCTTTGATTCTGGCAATGCCTTGTTTGACACAGCAGAGGAAACTGGTGGTAGTGCAAATGCTACTTTGCCAAGCCATACGCACACAGCCACAGTCACAGACCCAAGTCACTCTCACGCTATTGGTCGAGCGCACCAAGTAACAGCGGTAGCGTCAGGGCCTACTATTGCTGACCCACAAGACCAATCTTCTGCGGTACAAAACACTCAAACAGCAACAACAGGTATAACTGTATCAAACAGCACCGAAGGTTCAAGTGCAACAAATGCTAACTATCAGCCATACATAACTGTCTATATGTGGAAAAGAACGGCATAAGGAATTAATGATTGAAGACTCCTGTGGTCATTAGAAAAGATTATGTAATTTACCTAGAATTGTTTGACAATTTACTATGGTTTCATACAGATGTTTTTAAATGGTCAGCAGAAATAAAAAAGAGGTACAGATTGGATTTGGCAAAATTAGAAGATTTAGTTAATATGCCTTTGTTGGCAGTCGTTGATGTAACGAACAATAAATTAACTAAGTTTGCTAAGTCTTTTGGGTGGGTTGTAAAAGGACAAATGGTTTTAAACAATGGCAATAAAGCCTTAATTTATGCTTCACAGGTATAAGGGAGAAGAAAATGGGTGATCCAGTAACAACATCAATGGCTTTATCAGCAGGAGGAAGCATCCTTGGCGGCGTAATGCAAGGTCAATCTGCGGCAGATGCGGCAGAGACTTCTGCTAACGCTCAACGAGATTCTGCAAGAATAGCGGCTGATGCGGCTAGGTTTCGGCCTGTTGGTGTTACTACTCGTTTTGGAGCATCTCAGTTCGGTTTTGATCCGTCTGGGCAACTCTCAAGTGCTGATTACACAGTATCTCCTGAGTTACGAGCCTATCAAGACCAACTACTAGGGTTAACTGGAAGACAGTTACAACAAGGGCTGATGGCTCCTGAACAGTACGCTCCTTTAACTGGTGCGGCTACTGGGTTGTTTAACCTTGGTAGTCAATATTTAGCAGAGTCTCCAGAACAAGTTGCTCAAAAGTATATATTGAGCCAGCAAAACTTACTTGCACCAACCCGTGAACGTCAGTTGGCAGAGTTAAGAAATAGGAATTTCCAAACAGGTCGTGAAGGCTTGTCTGTTGGAGGAACAGGACTTCGACCAGGCGGCGGTTTAGGACTAAGCGCAACTAATCCTGAGATGGAAGCCTACTACAACGCATTGGCACAACAAGATGCACAGTTGGCGGCACAGGCTACACAAGCAGGTCAACAACAAACTGCTTTTGGTGCAGGATTGTTTGGCACAGGTGCTAACTTGCTTGGAAGTTATCAACAGGGTCAAGTTGGCGCATTGTCACCATTCCAAACTTCATTGGGCTTGGGTGGAACTATTGAACAAATGGGTCAGCAGGGTCTTGAAATTGGTAGTGCATTGGGTGGTCGTTCTGCTACGGCAGGTGCTAATGTTGGACAATCGTTACTACGAGGTGGAATGAGTGCCGCCCAGACTGCACAAGCAGGAAACGCTTTCAACCCATTGGCTAATGTTTTACAGGGTGTTGGAACAAGTCAAGCAATTAATCAATATAGAAATCCTTATGTAAATGCACAACAAGCAATGAATCAATATGGGGCACAAAATGTGTATGGATTTGGTGGGCAAGGACAAGTTCCAACATCAATTAATTGGGATATTTAAGGAGTAACCAAATGGCAGAATCAATTATGGGTGGTTTATTTGGTATAACCCCTGAAGGATACCAAGCACAACAAAACAGACAGGCATTAGCACAGTCGGCAGAACTAGGACAAATGGATCCTTTTGCGTCTGCTCGTACTAGCCTTATCTATGGTGGTAGACGGTTGGCGGGTGCATTGGGTGCTGAAGACCCACAGTTACGCATCATCAGCGCACGAAATGCTGTAATGCAACAAGTTGACCCAAATGATCCTGAATCAATACAAAGGGGAATACAAAGGTTGGCATCCGAAGGAGATCAGCCTGGTGCGTTAGAGTTATCAAACTATTTGCGTAAAGCACAAAGTGACTATGCTTTGATTCAGCAAAGAACTGCTGAAAAGATGACTCCAGAACAACGCAATGCTTTGGCATCAGCAACATTAAGGCAACAAATAAACCAAGTTACAGCGGAGCCAGATTCGGATAAAAAAACAAACACACTTGCATTTCTTAGCAACCAACTTTCATCATTGATTACTCCAAAACCAGATAAGGTTGCTGACGCTATACAAATTTCTCAAGAAATTGGGTCTTTAACAACACAACTACAAACTTTGAAAGCAATGGGGCAAGATAAGGGTAGTCCTCAATACGATAGCATAGTAGCGCAAATAAAACGTTTAGATAATTCAAAAGATAAAATCTCACCATTTGCTCAAACTCTTATTGATGCTGGAATAATGCCAGAAACAGAAACATTTAAAAACAGAATGAATCAGTTTATTGAAAGTAAACTTGAAGGCGCAAAAAAAGGTTCTGGTAATGTAACTATTGGTGGCATCACAATTGATTCAGGAGCCGCATCAAAAGAAGCGGGTAAAAATATTGGTGCTAAGGTTGCTAACATTGAGGAGCAATATTCTTTACAAACCGCAATACAAGACGCTACAAAGTTGGTTGGACAAGGCATTTATGCAGGTGCTTTTGGCCCCGAAAAAGGATTTATTGCTAAGTATTCTGGTGGAATGATTGGAGATTCTAAGAAGGTACAAAATACAGAAGTGTTCCTCGCTAACATTGGCGAAATTGTTATTCCAAGATTGCAACAATTTGGCGGCAATGATTCCAATGAAGAATTAAAGTATTTGCAAAAAGTTGTTGCAGGAGAGCAACGCCTAGAACCAGAATCAATGAAACGTATTTTGGAAAGCGCAGAAAGAAAAACTAACAACAATATTGCTCGTTTGCAAAAACAAGTACAAACTGGAAAAACTGGTGGTGATTTGCCTTTACAACCAATGCAACCAGCACCATCTGCGCCACGAGTAACCAAAAGATTAAATCCTGCAACTGGAAAAATAGAATCGGTGACTGGAGAATAAAATGGCATCAATATATGTACAAGTAGGCAATGACGTTATTGAGTTTCCAGAAGGAACTACTGACGAACAAATAGAAAAACTGCTTGCTCCACAAGCGCAAGTTACACCCCCATCTTCAGGATTTATGATGGGGTTAAAAGACCCTATCACAGGTGGCGCACAACTTTTGCCACGGGCTTTGGCTAGTGTAACTTCAGGATTTGGAGCATACAAAAACCCTGTTAGTGAATTCTTTACAGGCGAAGCACAGCGCATGGATGAACTTGCTCGTTCTGAAGAACAGGCATACCAACAACAGCGTCAGGCTCAAGGTCAAACAGGGTTTGATGTATCTAGATTAGCGGGAAACATAATTAACCCTGCTTCTATTGTTCCTGCCACAAGGGCGGCTCAATTAACCCGTGCGGCTGGTTATGGTAGAACTACGCAAGCAGTTGGTAGTGGAGTTGCTGGTGGAGCAATGCAACCAGTTACAGGAGAGGGTGACTTTGGTAGTCAAAAAGCCGAACAAGTTATTGTTAGTGGGGTAACGGCTCCTATTGGAGAAAAAGTTATTTCTGGTGTTGGTAGAGCATTAAATCCGCTTGTTTCTAAAGCAGAACAAACTATGCGTGATCTTGGAATTATGCCAACCACAGGTCAAACATTGGGTGGCAAATTTAATACATTTGAAGAATTTGCACAAAATCTACCTCTCATAGGAGACAGTATTACCAACGCACGACAGCGTGTTTTGTTTGACTTTAATAAAGGCATTATTAACAAGGCATTGGGCAAAGCAAGTGATCCAACAAAAGCAGATAAATTGCAACTTCCCGCTGATGTAGTTGGCAGAGATGCAATCATGTACGCTTCAAATGAAGTGTCTAAAAAGTATGATGAAGTGTTGGCAAAAATGTCATTTGACTTGGATTTTGCAACTACAAGCAATATTCTTTCGTCTTTAAGCAAAAACACAAATTTATCAGCAAACCAAAGACAAGAAGTTGCCCAAACACTCAATAATATAGTATTAGGTAAATTTTCTGGTCAAAAATTGGATGGTAAAACATTCAAGGGTATTGAGTCAGACTTGCGTAAAAAAGCCAGCAACTACATAAATAGTTCAAATGCTTCTGAAAGAGAAGTTGGTCAGGCATTGAGTGATGTTTTAGGTGTTTTGAAAAAAGAGTTGTACTTCCAAAACCCAAAACAAACGCCACAGTTGCGTAGAGTTGATAGTGCTTATAGTGATTTGTCTGTAATCAATATTGCCGCCGCTAATTCTGGGGCAGATAGTGGCGTATTTACACCAAAACAGTTTTCAACTGCTGTAAGACAAGCAGACAAGACAAGAAATAAATCAGCATTTGCTAAAGGTACAGCAAAAAGCCAAGAGATTTCTGATGCTGGTATTCAGGTGCTTGGAAATCAATCACAAGCAACGCTAGAAGGAAATATTGCTACTAGGGTGGCTGGTGGTTATGGAATGTTTACAGAACCAATGATTGCGGCTGGATTAATTACTGGTGTGCCAACAGTCTATAGTCCTGGTGGGCAAGCCGCAATAGATGCTTTATTGCGTTCACGACCTGAGTTGATAAAACGGGCTGGTGGTTTGTTATCACAAACATCGCCTCAATCTGGTGGCGTACTTGCCCCAAGCACAGTATTTCAATACAACAAAGAAGATCGACTTCCTCGCATTGAACTCAACAATATGGCTCCCAATAGGCCGTAGGAGTAAACCATTGACCCTTTTAGCCTCCTCCTTCTTGCCCAAGGCGCAGTCTCTGCCATTAAATCAGGGTGTGCGATGCTCCATGAAGGGCGCATGGAACTGGAGGGTGCTAAGAAGACAATTGAAGGGGTCATGGCTGATGTCAAGGCCATCAAGGGAATCTGGGATTGGCTTCTTGGACTGTTTAACCCAAAACCCAAGTCCAAGCCAGAAGACACCCCCAAGCCTTTGGCGAAAGCGAAAGCCGCTTCCAAGAAGCAACAGACTTATGAAGAAGTTGAATTACAAACCATCAATGAAGTGGGAGTCCAACTGGGCAACTTCTTTGACATACAGGCTCAACTAACCAATTACTATGCCTCTCTAGAGGCAGAATCTAAGGAACACTATGACCCAGATCAAAATACTTCTAAAAAGGCTATTGAACGTGCCTTGGTGGAACTCCAAATGGAAAACCTTGATGCTCAAATTAGGGAGCAAATGACTGTCTATGCCCCTGTTGAACTGAAGGCAATCTATACAAGGTTTCTAAAGATGTATGCAAAAATTCAACAAGAGCAAGAATGGGCTAGATCAGAAGAAGTTAAGAAATTAAGATTACAAAGATGGAAACAAGAACAAGAAGAAATATTTGTCATTGAATTGGTAAGTGGAGGGGTTGCTATTGTGTTTATATCTACGATTTTTGGATGGCTAATGTGGCAACTGCAAAACTTATCTGGTGGGTTTTAATCGGAGTGATGCTATGCGTTGTCGTAGGTGCAACCTCAATGGCTTATGTGGAGACTCTTTACATGAAAGCACAACTAAAACGAGAGATGAAAGAGTTACGCAAGTTGAAACAAGAACTGAAAGAATCTAAATGAAGTATTTATTGGTGCTTATGCTTTTAGTTGGTTGCGAAGAATAGTATGTTGTCAGTTATACTTCACACATCATTATATGGAGTATTTATGGAAACTAGCCAACTTACACGAGACAGACTTTGCGAATTGTTAGATGTAGATACGGAAAAAGGAATCTTTGTTTGGAAGCACACAATGGGCGGAAAAGCAAAGAAAGGCCAAGAAGCAGGGGCTTTAACTGTAAATGGTTATGTTGCTATTCGAGTGGATCAACATGATTATTTGGCGCATCGCCTAATGTGGCTTTATGTTTATGGTGCATTTCCCATAATAAATATTGACCACATAGATAGAGACAGGACAAACAACATTGCAACCAATTTAAGATTGGCAAGTCCAAAACAAAATGCAGAAAATATGTCTTTAAAAAGCACTAATTCTTCTGGTCATCGGGGTGTTTATCATAGAAAATATCTAAAAACAAAACCATTTTCTGTGAACATAATGCACAATAGAAAAACAATCCATATTGGATATTTTGCAACAGTTGACGAAGCCGTAGAAGCAAGAAAAAAGGCAGAAGATAAATACTTCACTCACCACACAACATGAAGACTAAATACATAATTTTAATTGCTATTTTCTTGCTTTATGGGTGCGAAGACAGGTGGAGATATGAATGTCAAAATCCAAAAAACTTTTCATTAAAAAAGTGCCAACGCCCTGACTGCCAATTCACCCAAGACTGTCCTGATTACCTAGTAGCACCTATATTGGAGAAACAAGTTGTCCAACAACCCCCACAAATTCCAAGTCAATCGGCTTCTGACGCAAGATGAGATAGAGGTTAGGGTTTGGGCTTTAGTAGTCCTTATCGTGACTGTTATCTTGGCTGGCATTGTGTTCTTTATGCTGTATAGCGTTACCTTTGTGACGCAACCCATTAAGAGCATGGCTCCGATTGATCAGGGTTATCTCAAGATGCTCAACGACATTGTTTTGCTCATTGTTGGTGGCATCGGTGGCGTTATGAGCCGTAAAGGTGTGCAGACATTGGCTGAGAAGATGGCAACGCCTACAACGCCCCCTGTAACGCCTCCTAGCACCCCTACAACGCCTCCACCACCATCTACCTCTACTTGGGTGTCATCTGGTGCTATGCCAGCATGGGTGAACCCTCCTTTGGATGAGGAATGGAGAGCACCACCACCGCCTACTACTCCACCTGACTATATTGACCCTGAGAAGGAGAAAATAGCCAATGAGAGGGCATTAGCGAGGGCTGATCAATGATTCCTAATCCTTGGATGATATTGGGTGCTATTTTGGTGGCTGTAAGCGTGTATTTCTATGGACACCATAAGGGATGGGATGATCGTGATATTGAGATGCAAGCAGAGATTGCTGTCAAGAACGAGGAAGCCCGTGTAAAAGAGCAAGAACTCACCAAACAACTTAATGAAAACTCAACCAAGTTACAGGAGGCCAATAATGCCATTACTGAAAAACAGTCTAGTCTTGATCGTGCTATTCGTGCTGGTAGGGTGCGCCTCCCGTCCACAAGTTGCGTACAAACCAGTTCAAGTCCCACCCCTTCCAGCGGAGATAGCACAAAAGCGGGAAGCGAATCTGACACAGAGGTTCTCAGACTTATTGCTCAAATCATCGCAGACGGAGACAAAGCAATCAACCAACTCAACGCCTGTATCGACAGTTACAACAAAGTGATGGAGGCTGTAAATGGTAAACGCTGAACAACTAAAACAACTCCACATTGGTGCGGAGTGGGTGGATGCTCTAAATGAGACATTCTCCCGTTTCAACATCAATTCAAACAATCAAAAAGCCATGTTTATTGGTCAATGTAGCCATGAATGTGGGAATTTTCGTATCCTTGAGGAAAACCTAAACTATCGTGCGGCAACGCTTATGAAGTTATGGCCTAGAAGGTTTCCTACCTTGGAGAAGGCTAATGAATATGGTGGAAATCCTAAAAAGATCGCAAATATGGTCTATTCTTCTCGCATGGGCAATCGTGACGAAAATTCTGGCGATGGTTATCGCTTCCGTGGTCGTGGATGTATTCAACTCACTGGTCATGCTAACTATTTCCATGCTAGTAAAGCATTGGGTGTGGATTTTGTTATGGAGCCTGATCTTGTTTCTACTCCTAAGTTTGCCGCACTTACTGGTGGATGGTTTTGGT